GCGGCGCAGGCCGCTCCGAAACCCGAAGCGCAGGAAACGACGGCGCAGGCCGCTTCTGTTGCTCCCGCTGAAACGGAGGCTGCCCCTGCTCCTACGCCTGCCCCCGTGGAAACGGCGGCCGCAGATAAGGGCAAGGAGGGGAAAAAGCAGAAACCCGCGTCAAAGTCTGCCGCCAGCGTTCTGGAAAACGTCGGCAAATCTGCCATCGCGCGGCATGGCTTTGCGGAAGTATTCGTAACGTCGGACGGTCTGGCGTTCTCGTTGCGCTCCGACGCGCAGCACCACGCCGCCGATCTGGCCAATAAGGACATCATCAAAGTAACCCGAAAATGAACAGCTTAAAAATCGAAAGACAGAACGGCAACGTGCCTAAAAGCGTGGCGGGCGAGGATCATGTATCCGGCTTCATCGCCTATCTGGCCGAGGCTGAAATCCCCGACGGTTTCAAGACCGACCATGTGCAGGCGGTTTCCACCATCGACACCGCCGAGGCGTTGGGTATCAACGAGGATGCGGCCAGCTGGGGCGTGCGGGTGCTGCATTACCAGCTTTCGGAGATTTTCCGCGTCAATCCGAGCATTTCGCTTTACGTGGGTATCTTCACCAAGCCTGCCAGCTACAAGTTTACGGAGATCAAGACCGTGCAGAACTTCACCAGCGGCCGCGTCAGGCAGCTGGCCATCTGGTGCGGCGACAAGGCGTTTTCCGCCGATGACCTGACGGCCATTCAGGGCGTTGCCGATGCGCTCGACGAGGAAAATGCGCCTCTTTCGGTGCTGTATGCCCCGAAAGTGTCCGCCGTGCGGGATATGCCTGCGGATGTGGCGGGTGCGAACCAGTGCCGTGTGAGCGTGGTTATCGGACAGGCGGGCAGCGGCACGGGTGCGGAACTCTACGCCGACGAGGACAACGGCGAGGCGAAAGCCTCCGTATCGGCCATCGGCGTGGTGCTGGGGCTGCTCTCCTCGGCGGCGGTGCATCAGTCTATCAGTTGGGTAAAGAATTTCCCGACGGGTGTCAATGTCCCAGCCTTTGGCGACGGTACGCTATACCGCGATCTTGACAGGGCACTCGTGGAGCAGCTGGACGGCGGGCGTTACCTGTTTTTCGTTACCCATGTGGGGCAGGCTGGCAGCTACGTGAACGACAGCCACACGATGGACAGTGCCACGAGCGACTACGCCATGATCGAGAGCGTGCGCACGATGGATAAGGCGGTGCGCGGCATCCGCACCTACCTGATCCCCGAGCTGGGCAGTAACATCTACATCGACGCGGACACGGGCAAGATGCAGGCGCATAGCGTCAGCCATCTGGAAATGACGGCTAACAAAGCCCTCGAAGATATGGAAAAGGCGGGGGAACTGTCGGGCTACAAGGTGGAGATCGACCCCGAGCAGGATGTGTTAAGCACCAGCGAGGTGGAGATCGTCATCAAGCAGGTGGCCGTCGGTGTCATGCGCCGGATCAGAGTAAAAATCGGTTTCGCTAAAAAAGTATAACAAATGGCAAGTGTAATCAATAACGGCATCCCGTTGATTAACGGAATGCTTTGCTCGTGGGCTGACATCGTGGCAGCCATCGGCGGCGTGCCTTTGACGGGCATTGTCGGCATCGAATACGGCGACAATCAGGATGTGGTGAACAAGTACGGTGCAGGCCGCCATCCCGTCGGACGCGCAAAGGGGCGTATCACCCCGACGGCGAAAATCATCCTTTATCAGGAGGAGGTGCAGGCCATCCAGTCGCAAGCCCCGAATGGGCGCATCCAAGATCTTGCGCCCTTTGACATCACCGTAACCTACCTGCCCGACAGCGGCATCATCAAGACGGACAAAATCCGCAACGTGCAGTTTTCGGGCAACAGCCGCAAGTGGAAAGAGGGCGATACGGGGCAGGAGGTCGAGCTTGACCTTGTGCCGTCGCATATCGAATGGGGGCAGTAGTAACCAATCATTAAACAGTCATTGAAATGGAAAACAACGAAACGAAACAGCCGCAGGGAACGACACACGACGGTGGTGTTGGTGAAGATCAGATTCGCAAATGGAAAGCGGTACACAAGCGCGTCATCCGTGTGGATGTGGCCGACGGCGACGATTTGCACGTTGCCTATTTCAAACGTCCGTCGCTCGAAACCATGTCGGCCGTTACGCAAGTGGCCAAGACTGACGAGGTGAAAAGTGCCGCGGTGCTTTATGACAACTGCTTTCTGGGCGGCGACGCTGAAATACGCGAGGATGCGCTGCTGTTCATGGCTGCCACGGCGCAGCTCGGGCAGCTGTTCAACTCGTGCCTCGGCAGCCTAAAAAACTTGTAGAGGCGCACCGTCTTTCCGACGACCACGAGGAGGATAGTTTTGAAAAGGGGTGCGCCTTGATCCGCGCCAACCTCGGTATCGACCCGACGGCTGGCAGCTACGAGGAATGGGCGGCGCATTACGCCGAGGCGTTGTGGCTGGAGCGGTTCCGCAACAGAAACCTTGCGGAAATATTAACGGGATTGTTTGGGGGCAATGCCAGACCTTAACCCGCGCTTGCAGTCTTTGTGCATTGCATGAATGAAAGCACCGAGCAGGTACACGGGCGTAATCAGGAAGCCTATGCAGATAAGCCCCATAACGCACTTGCCGATGAAAAATAAGATGCTTTCCATTGTAAACGTGTTATTGTTAAACACACCGCTAAAATAGTAAAAACAACCGAGATATGCAAAACTTCGACTACCAATTTAATGTCGGCGGCAACTTCACCGCCACGGTGGACGGCATGGCCGAGAGCGCAGGCCGTTTCAATGCTGCCGTGGAGGGAACGCACAGCTGGCTCGGCAAATTGGGTCAAACGCTTGCTGTCTGGGATTTGGCGAGCAACTATGTAAGCAAGTTTAACGACACGTTGGGTACTCTTTCCGCTTCGGGGGTATCGCTTGACCGTCAGATGCACGATTTGAGTGCGGTTGCGGGTGTTACGGGCGATACGTTGAAACAGATCGAGGGGTATGCGCGCGACAGTGCAAAGGCTTTCGGCATCGACGCCTCGCAGTCCGTGGAGGGGTATAAACTGCTGCTTTCGCAGTTGTCGCCCGAGCTGGGCAAATACCCCGATGCGCTGCGGGCTATGGGCAACAGCATTGCCACCACCAGCAAGCTGATGGGCGGCGATGGTGTGGCCGCCGCCGAGGTTCTGACCACGGCCATGAACCAGTACGGCGTAAGCCTCGACGACCCGATCAAGGCCAGCGAGGAGATGGCGCGCATGATGAACGTCATGGCCGCGGCGGGTCAGGCGGGCTCTGCGGAGCTTCCCGCCATCAAGATCGCTTTACAGCAGTGCGGTATGGCCGCGAAAGCCGCCAACGTCAGTTTTGAGGAAACCAATGCGGCCATTCAGGTGCTTGACAAGGCCGGCAAAAAGGGTTCGGAGGGCGGCGTTGCATTGCGCAACGTGCTTTCCACCCTTGCCGCAGGCCGTTTCCTGCCCGAAAAGACGCAGGAGGAGTTGCAAAAGGCAGGCATCGACGTATCCGCGTTGTCCGATAAGACCAAACCGTTAAAGGAGCGTTTAGAGGCTCTTAAACCGTTGCTTCAAGACGACGCGCTGCTGTCCGCCCTGTTCGGGCGTGAGAATGCGAACGCCGCCCGTGCGTTGGTGCAGGGAACGGATAGTTTGCAGGACTTTACCGATGCCGTTACGGGCACGACTTCGGCGGAGGAGCAGGCGGCCATCGTCATGGAAAGCTACGCCGAGCGGCAGGCGCGCATCAATCAGCGTTTCGAGGACTTCAAGATAAGTGTCTTTCAGGCTACGGGCGACCTCGGCCTGTGGATGTCCACGCTGATGGGTGCGCTCGTTCCGCTTTCGCAGCTTATGCCTTTGCTTATCGGCATGGGCAACCTGATGGTTTGGATAAAGGGCTTGCAATGGGCATCCATGTGGTCGCGCATTCAGGGCTTTATCTATACTGCGCGCCTGCAAATGGCCTTTATGAACAAGGAGCTTATCACGGGGCAGTTTGCCTCCAACGGCTTTCTCCTCAATATGACCCGAGCCACGCTGGCCGTGTTGCGTTTTGCCACGGTGGGTATCTTCCAAGCCCTTAAAGGTCTGGGCGCGCTGGTGCTGTCGTTCGTTACGGGCGGCACGGCCTCGGCTACTTTTGCAGGGATCGCCTCCGCCTCTTTCGGGGCATTCAGGCTTGCGGCAGTAACCGCGTGCCGTGCGGTGGGTGTCGCCATCATGAACATCCCGATCATCGGGTGGATTGCCGCGGCCATCGCCGCGTTGGCGGCTCTCGGTGTGTATTTCTGGAATACCTCGGCCAAGTTCCGCGCTGTCCTTAAAGGTCTGGGGGCTGCATTCGTCGCCACGTTCAAAGGTATTTGGGACTTGGCCAAAAACGTGTTCGGTTCGATCGGCGACCTGATAAAGGCGGCCTTTTCGTTGGATGCCTCGGGTATCAAGGCGGCGATAAACAGGCTTAAAGGCGGTTTTTCGGACTTCGGTACGAACGTCGGCAAGGCGTTTAACAATGCCTACAATGCCGAAATGGAGGCCAGCAAGAAAGCCGAGGCGGCCAAAAACAAGAAAGATAAACCCGACCCCGACGCTCCGACTGTGGATGTCCCCACGGTGGATGTCCCTGCCGTTGTGCCGCCTGATCCTACGGGCGGCAGTCTGGCAACTGCTGGCGGCGGTGTCAAGTCGGACGGGAGCGGTAAAGTAAGAAACATAACGGTCAATGTGGACAAGCTGGTGGAGCGTTTCGAGATACACACCACCAACCTGTCGGAAGATTTGGGCAAAGTCAAGGATATGGTTGGTGAAGCCCTGCTGTCCGCGTTGAACGATGTAAACTTGGCAATGTAATGACACCGATCAGTTTCATGTTTATCGCCGCGGGTGCGGCTACGCAGGCCAAAGGTCGGCTGTACCGGATGCAGCCGCCCCGCACGGGGGATGCTCCGAGCTGGGACGGTCGCGGCGGGGATATTACGACCCGTAATGTGCCCATGCCCATAACCGATAAAAGCTATTGGGAGGATCGTTATGTGCTTTGCGAACTGAAATTGACCAAGCAGGACGGGCAGACGTTGGTAATGAATGATGCGATTTGCGCGATCAGCCGTGCGAAGAACATCGTTACCACGCAGATGGTGGGCATGGACGGTACGGTAAAAGAGTACATCAACGAGGGCGACTACCAGATAAACATCGTTGTCGGTGTGGCCGCCGTGCGCAATGGTGTGATCGTGGACGAATACCCCGAAGAGGGATTGCGCGAGCTGCGCGCCTTTTTCGATGAAAAGGCGGCCATCGACGTAAACAGTGCCTTTCTGGAAATATTCGACATCGGCAGTATCGTGATAAAGAGTTTTTCCGTGTCGCAGGACACGGCGAGCAACTACCAGAGCGTGAGTTTGTCGGCGGTGAGCGACGGGGATTATAACGTGTATAGCACGGAGTATTAAACGGCGATTAAACGGCATTCAAACGATGTATAGGCTTACGGCAAAAATCGAAATCACGGGCTCGAAGTCTTGGCGGCTGGATAAGGTTACGGAGGTGGAGATCACCCGCGACACCGAAAAGCTGACAGACGAATGCCGCCTGACGCTGCCTAAAAAAATCAAGTGGGACGGTGCAGCGGAGATTCCCGTGCAGCGTGGCGATGCCGTCAAGGTGTGGCTCGGTTACGATGATGATTTGCAGCTGGCTTTTGTCGGTTATGTGCGCGATGTGGGTTTTAAGACCCCTGTCGTCATTATCTGCGAGGATGAAATGTTCAGGCTCAAACAGACCCCTACACAGAAGAAAGCCTACAAAAGCGTGTCTATCGAAACGCTGTTAAAGGAGCAGGGCATTTCCTATAACATCAAGGTTATGGGTGAACAGAGCCTCGGGCAGTACCGAGTTACTGCCGACACCGTGGCCGCCCTGCTCGGCCACCTGCACGAGAACGGCATCCGCAGTTTCTTTCGGTATGAGGAGGGTGCGCCCGTGTTGTACTGCGGTGTCCTGTTCGAGCGTGAGAGCCGCCCGTCGCAGGTATTCGCCACGGGCGTGAACATCATAAGCGACCAGAGCCTCGAACAGCAGAAAGCCGAAAATATGCGGCTGCACGTTAAGGCGGTCAGCCTGATGCCGAACAATAAAAAAATCAGGGTGGAGGTCGGCGATGCGGACGGGGAACGCCGCACGCTGCACACCTACAACAAGACCGAAAGCGAGTTGCGGGCATGGGCGGAGCAGGAGATCAAGCGACTGAAACGCGACGGCCTTACGGGCAGTTTTACGACGTTCGGTTACAGGCTGGTGGATAAGCTGGATGCCATCGGCATAAAGATAGACGGCGAGAAGAAAGGCGTTTATCAGGTCAAAAAGAATGTAATCAAATACGGCACGGGCGGTTTCCGTCAGGAAATCACGCTCGGCCAGCGGGTAGCGGAATGAACAACATAAAGGATGCAATCAGATTATTGGCACAGGGCGGCCGCCAGACGGTAAGCCTTGTTTGCACGGTGGATGCGGTGGATAAGGCCGCGCGCACGGTGGACTGCACGCCTCTGGATGAAAGCGCGCCGCTGCTGGGTGTGAATTTGCAGGCGAACCAAGAAAGCCGGTTCGGCATCGTGGCTTTCCCGCGGGTCGGCAGCTTTGTCGTCGTCGGCTTTGTGGCTGACGGCAGCGCGGGAGTTGTCCTGCTGACCGATGATGTGGAAAGCGTCGAGGTCGTCATCAGCGAAAACACCGCCCGCATCGTGGCCGACGAGGAGGGTGTGCGCGTGCTTGTGGGGGACAACACCAGTGCGGAGCTTACCGATGACGGGGTGATCCTTAACGGCGGGGGGCTCGGCGGCATGGTCAAGGTGGAGCAGCTTACGCAGCATATCAACACCATCGAGCAGGACATCAACACGCTGAAAAACGTGTTTTCCGCATGGACGACCGCCCCGCAGGATGGCGGTGCGGCTTTGAAACTCGCCTCGGCGACGTGGGCGGGTTCTCCGCTGACCTTGACCCAGCGGGGGGATTATGAAAACGAAAAAGTGAAACACGGATGAACGGCATACTGATAGACGCGGAGAGTGGCGACCTGCTCGTGCAGCACGGCAGTGTCGTGATCGGCGACACCGACAGCCAGATCGTCGAGGGTGTCCTTGTGGCGATGCGCGGCGAATGGAAAGAGTGTCCGCTGCTCGGCGGCGAGGTGAAAAAGATGCTTGGCGGGGCGGTGGATGTGATGTGGCGCGGTCAGGTTAAAAAGATGTTGGAGGCCTGCGGCCTTGACGTGCAGAGAGTGAGCATTTCGGAAGATAACATTATAACGGTCGAGTGATGGAGGTAAAGGTAAAAGACAGGCAAAGCCTGCTCGATATGGCCGTACAGACGGCGGGCAGCATGGAGGCCGCTTTCCGGCTTTGTGTCGCCAATGGTCTGGGTATTACAGACACGTTGCAGGACGGGCAGGTGCTTGACACCGTTCCCGCCGAAAACGCAGACACCGTGCGCCGTTATAATGCCCAGCACATCGAGCCAGCCACGGCGTTGAGCGAGGAGGAGATGGCCTCGTTGGCGCAGGAGGGCATCAACTTTATGGGTATTGAAATAGATTTTATTGTAAGTTAAAACGATATGGCAAGGACAATCGCAGAAATAAAAAACAGCATTACCGCGGACTTCATGCGCAATTCGGACGTTGCGCGTGCCTACGGCTTTGAAACGGGTGCGGCCTTTACGTCGCATTTCAGCAGGGTAAGTGTCGAAAGCCTGCTTTTCTACATCGTCGCCTGCGCTACGTGGGTGTTGGAATGTATGTTCGACCAGCATAAGACGGATGTTGAAACCCGTATCGAGGCCATCATGCCCCATCGTCCGAAGTGGTACAGGGACAGGGTGCTTGCCTTTATGAAAGATAAGACCCTTGTACCTGATACGGACTACTACGATACCGCGGGAATGAGCGAGGGCGACATCGAAGCTGCGCGCGTGGTGAAATACGCGGCTGCCACGGAAAGCTCCGACGCCTCCCTGCTTACCGTCAAGGTCGCGGGAGAAGCAGGCGGGGTTCGGCGACCTTTGGCTGCCGAAACGGAAACGCAGTTGCGCGCCTATATCGCCGAAATCAAGGACGCGGGGGTGCGCATCAACCTCGTAAACCAGACGGCGGATGTATTCCATTGTGAGGTCGATGTGTATTTCGATGCGATGTTGCTTCCCGAAACTGTGGAGGCTCAATGCAGGGCAACCATCAAGAACTACATCGAAAACCTGCCTTTCAATGGCGAGTACACCAACATGGCACTTGTGGATGAACTGCAAAAGGTCGATGGTGTCCGTATTGTCGAAATGAGCAAGGCCAGCACCGATGTGAGCGGCGAAAGCACGCCTACCGAGATAAACGCCCGTTTTACGCCCGCTGCGGGTTATTTTTCCGCGGGTAACATAACCGTTAATATGAGGTCTTACAAATGAGCGTTTACGACATCAAAATAAAGCGTCTTGCCCTTTTGCTGTTGCCGACGGTATGGCGCAAGCCCCTTATCGCCTCGCTGGTACAAAGTGCCGTACAGGGGACGAACGTAGTGTATGGCGACTTTATGCGGTGGCGTGCGGATGAGGATTACAGGCTTTGGCATAACGGGCAGGTGTGCTACCTGCGTGCCGTGCTTAATGATACTTTCGACCAGACGGGGCGGCGCATCACGGTGGACGATAAGGACAGCGGCGGCATAGTGGGGACGCGCCTTTTTACGCGGGACATGGATAAACACATTCTGCTGCCGCAGCGCAGTGCGGGTATAGCCATTATCGTGAACCGCCGCGGCTATGGCGGGGTGAGCGGTTTCGATTTTTGGGTGTCTATGCCTTACGAGCTTATGGGCAAGATCGACGAAACGCGGCTTGCCGCGGTGGTAGATACCTATAAATTGGCCGCTAAACGATGGACAATCAACTATAAATAAACGGTAAATAAATGGAAACGATAGGCAATTTTTTAACCCAGCCGAATAAGGACTTCCCGTTGGATTGCGACACGCTGGATATGTTGCAGGCGAGTACGGCACTTACCGCCGCTTTGGGCAATATCGCGGGCGACAAACTGATACTTACGGGGTGCGATCTGACCAACAACAACACGCAGCGCGCCGCGGGATATGTCTTTGTCAAGACGAAAGACTATCCGCAGGGCGAGGTCATGTATTGGGAGGGCGGTGTCATCGCGGGCGGTATGTACGTGAAGTTGGAGGATGTACCCGTCAATGCGATGGGCTATGAATACCCGAAAGCCTATACGCGTCGGACGCTTGCCGCAGGCGTGGGCGGTGAAAATTTCAAGTGGTCGGACTTCAAGAAACCGAAGACCTCGGCGGAGTTGGAGGCGCAGATCGCGGCGTTGGAGAAAAAAATCACGGCAGCCGAGGCCAACGCCGTTAGCGAGCCGTTGGGTATTATCAAGATGTGGGCGGGTGTGAAAGTGCCCGACAATTATGTCCTGTGCGATGGTGCTGCACTTAAAACGAGCGAATACCCCGATCTGTATAAAGCCCTCGGCACGGCCTTTAATACGGCCGTGAACTATAACGGCACGAAATTTACCACGCAAAGCGGCTTTTTCCGTCTGCCCGACCTGCGGGGTAGGTTTATCGTCGGCTATAACGACATAGATACGGAATACAACAAATATGGCAATGCGGGCGGCGAGAAGAAACACGCCCTGACCATTTCCGAAATGCCGTCGCACAGCCACCCGCAGAACTTGTGGCAGGAAGATAGCGGACGATGGAGAGGTGGCGGTAGTAACTCTTCTCCGAACTCTACTTCCAAACACGACAGGACAGTCCAGTTCGGCAATACAAACAGTGTGGGCGGAGGTGCGCAGCATGAGAACCGGCCGCCTTACTATACCCTTGCTTATATCATCAAAGTAAGATAACCCGATAAAGAGAAATAACAATGCCTATCAGAAGCATAGCACAGTTAAAAGCGTGGTTCCGTCGGGGCAAATACCCTACGGAGGAGCAGTTCGGCGACTGGATGGACAGCTACGTCCATAAGGAGGAAAGCACAATCCCCATTTCGCAGGTGGAGGAGTTGGCCGACCGCCTGAACGGGAAATACGATGCCAACGCAGGCGAGGAATTGAAGCGTCAGCACGAGTTGCTGCGAACGGACTTTGACACCCATAAGGAGCTGTCGGATGAACAATTTAGCAACATCGCCGAAAATATTGAGGAGCTGGAAGCGGAGGACGAGCGGCAGCAAGGTGAAATCGACGCTTTGGAGGCCGAGGTGGAGAATATCCACAAGAAAGACGCGGAACAGGACGCGGAGATTGCCGCGCTTCATAAGACGGATGCCGCGCAGCAGACGGAGATCGACACGGCCAACACCAATTTGGCACACCTGCGGGGACGCCTGCACCCGACCGCGGCGTTCGGTTCGCTGGAAACAGCGTTTGCCGCTCTGGGCGCAAATTACAGCACCTTGTGGGCTTTGGCCAACACGTTGAAAACCTTTCTGGAAGCCAACGACACGGCGGACAGCACGATTAACCGCTGGCAGGAGATCGAAACCTTTTTGCAGGGCATTACGGACACCGAAACCCTTTCGGGGCTTCTCGAACAGCTGGAAAAGGACATACAGGCGGCCTACGACAAAGCCATCGCGGCCGCCGTCAAGGTGGAAACCGACAGGGCTACGGGTGCGGAATCCGCCCTGCAAAAGAACATCGACGGGGAACGCCAGCGTGCAGAGGCCGCCGAAACAGCCCTCGGGCAGCGTATCACCGACACGAAATCGGTGTTGCAACAGACCGACACGGAGATAAAGCAGGACATCGCCGCCGTGCGCCAGACGATTTTTGCCATACAGGCCGAAAGCGCGGGGCGCGTCATTCCGTTGGTTTTGGAGGTGGAGGCCTTGCACCGCATCACTTACGGCAATACGGTAAAGCGTTACATCAAAACCCGCCTATTGCCGCAGTATGCCGTTCAAAATGTGCTGTGGCTTTCCGACGGCAAGGCGGTGGATGTAGAGCCTGACGGGGAGATCGTGGTGCTTGGTCTTGGCAAAAGCCGCGTTCACGTCATCCCTACCGAGAACACGGCACTGCACCAGACTGTAACGGTGGAGGTCGTCCGCCCCTCTTTGGTCAAGGCGAACAATTCGAGCCTGCTGCTGGCAGGCGCAAGCATATTACTCACTTAAAAACAATAAGGAAATGGCATTTAGTGCAACCGAAGAAGAAAAAATCCGTCAACTGCTTACCGCGTATGAAGGCGGCAAGCGCATCAACGAGTTGGATGCGGCGATGGGGAGCATGGCCGATATGCAGGTGGCCGTGGTGGATGAAAGCGGCGAAACGCGCCGCATGAACTTACAAGAGGCCGTTGCGGTTGCGGGCAATCCCATTGCAGGCCGCTATTGGGATGAAACGCAGGGCACGCCTACGGCCGCGGGCTATTACGGCTCTTTGCAGGCGTTGAAAGAACTGCCCGCAAAACTGGGTCTTGGCCGCTATCTGGTAACAGACGACCGCAAACGTCGCAAGCTGGATGCGGCGGACAGCACCCGTTTTGCGGATGGCAGTCCCGCGAAGCTGGACGGTTCGATGGGGCAGTGTATGTGGTGCTGGAATGCCCACTATTTCACCACATGGATGGAGGGCAACAACCGCATCCTTGCGGTTACGTTCCAGCCCATCAAGGGCAAGAACAGCCTCTACATTCCCGCGGGCGGTATTTCGTGGATCGACGCGGGCGTGATGGATCGCACCGACCTCAAACTGTGTTCGGTCATCAGCACCGACGAGCGTTACCGCGGCGGTGGCGGCAGTGTGCTGGGCGATAACTACCCGCTGGCTGCGGATGCACCGCAAAAGACGATGCTCGGGATGCCAGCCACGGCCATTAGCACGACCAATTTCGGCACATACGCCCGCAAGCGTGGTGAGGGCTGGGAGGCCAACTGGTTCGTGGCGCGTGCGGTGGTCGAATATCTGTTTGAGATCATCATGGGCACGCGCAACTCGCAGGCTCCTTTCAACGCCGCACTTGATGCGAATGGTCTGCGTCAGGGCGGTTTCGGCGCGGGTGTTACCAATATGCCGGATTGGGGCGGCTATAACGGGTATTATCCGCTTCTTCCTACGAGCGTGGGGCTTGAAATGGGCGACGGTGTCGGTCTGGTGGACTATTCCATCACGAATGCCGACGGTGTTTCGGTCTATCAGTGTCAAGTCCCCGTGTTCTTCGGACTGGTAAACGCAGGCTTCGGCCACCTCTGGCGTTGGGTGCGCGGTCTTACGATGAATGCGGGCGACACGTCGGACGTGTATGTGGCCAAGTCCATGTACGCGGACTTCAACCCTAACAGTGTGGAGGGGATGTTGAAAGTGGCCGAGTGTCCGCAGAAAGAGGGTTATATCAAAAAGAAGTCCTACGAGGGTCTGTGCTGTATGCCTACCGAAGTAGGCGGATCAGCCTCTACTTACTACTGCGACTATTTCTATCAAAGCGCACAGAGTAGTAAAGGTTTGCGGGTTCGGGCTGCTGGCGGGCACGCGAACGATGGCGCGGACGCGGGTGCGTCCGGCACGTATGCGAACAACACGGCTGCGAATGCGCACGCGTATTACTCGTCGCCCCTCTGCTTTTTCGAGGAAGACCCGCAAATCGGATAAAACGAAAAAAACGAAAACGGGGCGAAGCCCCACGAAAACAAACGACGTTCTTTGAATTTTTGAATACCGAGAATTTGATGCTGACGATGGCGGCGGGGTGTTTTAATCCCGCCGTCAGGCGGGCGAAATTTTTTGGGAAATATAGGTGTATCGGCATAATTTGCTATTTTTGTGCTGTCTTTCAAAAGAAAGGCAGGTTGCATTTTCCTCGGGTGGTGAGTTTGCAGGTTCGGGCTGCTGGCAGGCACGCGAACAATGGCACGAACGCAGGTGCGTCCAACACGAATGCGAACAACACAGCTGCGAATGCGAACGCGAATTACTCGTCGCCCCTATACTTTGCAATATGGATTTATAGGCGACTTGGAAAATGAACCTTGCCCCTTGGCAGAAGATAACAAGCCAGAAAGGGTGTCAGTAGGGTGCAAGCCTCGACCGCTCCCGATTATGCAAAGCAGACCCATAGACCCAATGACCCGACGACCCAATGAAACGCAAAGGTTATCTGTTCGAGCAGATATGTTCGATGCCCAACCTTTTGCAAGCCGCCCACAATGCAGGCAAAGGCAAAAGGCAACGTGATGAGGTTATAGCGTTCGAGGCGGATTTAGATTCCAACCTGCGGCAGTTGCAGGAGGAGCTGACCACCCGAACCTATAAGACCTCGGACTACGATGTTTTTGTCAAGTATGAGCCGAAACGGCGTGAAATCTATAAACTGCCTTTTCGGGATCGTGTGGTGCAGTGGGCGATCATGCAGGTATTGGAACCTGTGTGGACGCCGCAGTTTACCGCCGACACATACGCCTGTATCCGAGGGCGCGGCATTCATGCGCTGCTCAAACGGCTGCGCGCAGACCTGCGTAACGACCCCGATGGGACGCGTTACTGCCTGAAAATGGATGTGCGCAAATTCTATCCCTCCATCGACCATGACACGCTTAAAAAGGTTGTTCGGCGCAAGCTGAAAGACCCCGCCCTGTTGTGGCTGCTGGATGGTATCATAGATTCGGCCAGCGGCGTGCCGATAGGTAACTATATTTCCCAATATTTCGCCAACCTGTACCTTTCGGAACTCGACCACCTGTTAAAAGAGGAGATCGGCGTGCGGTACTATTACCGCTATGCCGATGATATTGTGCTGCTCGCTGGCAGTAAGGAGTTTTTAAGCGGCGCGCTGGTCTATATCAACCACTACCTGCATGAAAACCGCTATCTGTCCCTGAAAAGCAATTTCCAAATTTATCCTGTGGAAAGTCGGGGGATCGACTTTGTCGGCTATGTTACCTACCATACCCACAGCCTTGCCCGCAAGCGCAATAAACAGGGCTTGTGCAGGGAGGTGGCGCGGTTGCGCAAAAAGGGGCTTTCCGACGAAGAGATAAGGCTGCGCGTGGCTGCACGCATGGGCTTTATGGTACATTGTAACAGCAATCATTTATTAAAAACACTCGGTATGAAAAAGTTTAGCGACATCAAGCCCAATCAGGGCAAACTGACAGGAGGCAAGTACCACATCGACGCAATCCTCAATCGTGAAATCCATATAACGGGATTTGACGTTTCGCAATCGAAATACGAGGGCGATATGCTGACGTTGCAATATGAGATTTACGAGCAGATGGAGGACGGGCAGGGCAAAGTGATTGACGACGACGGGCAGCCCGTAATGGCATGGGTAAAGCACATCACTTTTACGGGGTCGCAAGCCCTGATCCGCCAGCTTGACGGTGTGGAATTAACCGAACCTGTCGCAGCAAAAATTATCAAACAACCCATCGGGGCAGACGGCAAGCGGTGTTTTTACTCTATCGTCGATCCCGACCAATAACAAGAGTAATGGACAATACAGCAAAGTACATCGAAAGAAAGACATTCGTACAATTCGACAACGGGCATTACCTGCTTTACCTGCATGAAGCGGAGGCCGAAGTGGAAACGGGCGACGAGGAAAACAAGACGACCGTTGCAGGCTTCGCCTATACGGGCGATATGCCGGACGGCTCTACCAAGATCGCCGCCAGCGACGTGAACGACGACAACCGCCGCGCCAAGTTCGTGGCTGGCCTTATCGGCAAGCGTTACAGTATCGACGACCAGATCGCCATACTGGCCAACGGCAACAGGACGACCCGATATGCCGACGAACAGCAGGCATTCGAGGCTTACCGCGCCGAGTGCAAGGCTGCCGTGGATGAACTGTTGAGCCGATGAAATAGATGCTGAAATACGGGGGGATAAAAAAGCCCCCGACCTGTTAGTAGGACGCCAATCACATACTAACACAAAGATGCGCCACAACGCACGATCGGGGGCAAAATGCCTTTTGACCGCGTTGTGGCGCATTTTTTTGTGTGCGGATGCTCCGCGTAGTATGTGATTGGCTCTACAAAAGTAAGAAAAATAACTCAAACCCTATTTATAAACCCTTAAAACATTGTTATTATGCTGAATGCTTAATGAAAATTTGTTCGTATTGAAACAAACATCGTCGCTGGGCGACTTGCTTATCAAACCCGTGGCAAAGGAGCTTGCCAAACAGATGATAATCGAACACCACTATTCCCACAAATGGAACGACGGTGGTTTCGGCGTGTTCAATTTCGGTATCTTCCGCGCTGATGAACCCGACAGATGCCTCGGTGTTGCAGTTTACGGGTATATGAAGACCCCGCGCGCAAAACTGTTCGACCATCCCAACCCGAAAGCGTGGATGTGTGAATTAAATCGTCTGTGGATCGACGACTGCCTCGGAAAAAATGCCGAAACGGTGTTGATTGCGGCCAGCATCAAGTTGATCCGAAAGATGGATGCCAACGTCGTGGCGATACAAAGTTTTGCCGACGGACGTTTGGGCTGCGGAACGATTTACAAGGCGGCCAACTTCAAATACTTCGGCTATCATTACACGCGCTTTCTGCGCAACAAGCGAACGGGAGAGTTTACGCACGAGCAGATATTCACGAACTCGACATCTCCGTCCGGTTATATTCGCTCGAATGTGGCCTTTCTGCTCGGCGATTTGGAGGTGTTCGTGGTGAAAACCTATCGCTACATTTACCCTCTGTGCAAAAAGTTTCGGTTCAAGACCAAAGAAAAACCTTATCCGGAGTACGATAAAGGCATGGAACAAACCACATGGAAAAGAGATAGGCAGAAGATAAAAACAACAGTCATTGAGCTGCTCGAAAGAGTGGCCGCCTGAAAGGTTTTGCACAAGTCAAACCAAGTGCAAGATACTATCTTAACTACAATGTAAAGGTAGTGATTTTCTGCTAAACGACCAAATAAAACGAAAGAAAAAACGCGCTGAAAAACAATATTTTGCAGACTTTACCAGCGATGAAAAACGGCATTTAATCACTGCTTAAATAGTGGTTAAATGCCGTTGATTCGAGAGGGCAAAAATGCCGCAAATTGTACGTTTCGTTTTGAAAAATTGTACGTTTCGTTTTTGCGATTATAACGGGTCGATCCTTTTTATTTTGCGATCATATTGAATGAATGGGTTGGTATGGATTCTCCTTTTTCGTTGAGAGGTTCAGCTTCTCTTTTCTGACGCGGTTTGGAAATGGATTCGGGATTCCGGATATACTGTCGCAGGAGGATTTTCGGACCTTGCAGTCTGATGCAAATAATCCGGAATAATGCAATATGCTTGTTTTTTCTTGGTGATAAGTGGGCTCTTTATCGGTCGGGATATTTTTGTCAATGTGGTGCGTGTCCCGGGGTGTTCGGGAAAGCGGTGATATTTATGTGTTCGTTCGTAGCACACTTCCGGATTTTGTTGCCGGGCACGAGCGATGCCGGTGGCGTTGTCTTTTCTCTCTTTTGGGTATAGGGAAAAGGGAGGGGAGGATCCGCAAAACAGTGTGTCGGAGGCGGGATTCAGGCTTTTCCCTTGCTTCGGGTAAGGCCCTGCGGCAGGGCGAGCGATAGCCGTGAGAAGCTGACGACGGAACCGGCCAGGGCAAACCCTCCGGCAAGCAACAGGGCGATATGGCAGCCGTTTTCCGGGTCGATATGGAACAGCAGGGCTACCAGAGCCGCTCCGGTCGTCTGTCCCGTGAGCCGGGCTGTTGCCAGCATACCGCTGGCGCTTCCGCTTCGCTCGGGCGGTGCGGAGGCGATCAGGATGCTGTTGTTGGGAGATTGGAACAGGCCGAATCCGAGGCCGCAGAGCAGGAGTCGCCAGACGATGTCGGCGACGTGGGGTTGCTCGGGCAGAAAAGCCAGCAGAACCACGCCCGCCGCCATGATAAGCAGTCCTACGCCGCCCATGGCTCCTGCGTGGATCCGTTCGACCAGCAAGCCGGCGATCGGAGCCACGACCATAATGATAGCGGGCCAGGCAGTGAGGATCAGGCCCGTATGTACTTCTGTATATCCGAATGTCTTTTGCAGGTAGAAGGGAAGCGCGACCATAGCGAGCATCTGGGCGATGAACGAGCAGATCGAGGTGATGACCGAAACGGAGAAGATCGGGATGCGCAGCAGGTCGAAGGGGAGGATCGGATAGGGTTTGTGGAGCTGGCTGCGCACGAACAGTGTGCCGATGAGGACCAGCAGGATGACGCTTATTCCGATATAGCTGGGTTTGAGGCCGTGCGAGTAACCTTCGATCGAAGCGATCAGCAATCCGAAGGTGAGGGCGTTCATCAACCCGTCCCGCCAGTCGAAGTGGCGGCCCCGGATGCGTACCGGGTTTTTAGGCAGGAATCGGTAGCTCAACAAACACGCGATGAGTCCGATCGGGATGTTGATAGCGAAAAGCCAGGGCCAGGTGGCGATGGAGAGAATGCCCGAAGCCAACGTAGGGCCGGCCACCGAGGAAACGGCTACGACCGTAGCGTTCACGCCCATTCCGCGTCCCAAGTGTCGGCGGGGGTATATCAGGCGGATCAGTGTGGTATTGACGCTTGTGATGGCTGCCGCCCCGAATCCCTGGCAGACGCGGGCCGTGACCAGCGTGGCGAGAGAGTCGGACAACGTGCAGCCCAGTGAGGCGACGATGAAGATACCCAGTCCCCCGATGTAGATTTTACGGTAGCCGATCACGTCGCCCAATGCTGAAAACGAGAGCAGGGAAACCACGATGGCTAACTGATAGGCATTGACGATCCAGATCGAATTGGCCGACGAGATGCCCAGCATACGGGCCATGGTCGGCAGAGCGACGTTGGCGATGGCTCCGTCTATGACCGAGAGCGATACGCCGAAAGCTACGGCGAGGATGGCCCAGAATCGGGTCGGCATGGGAAGGCCGTCCCACTCCCTGTTGCCGGCCAGACGGGGTGCTGCACCCTGTATCGGAATTTGTTGCAGACCTGCTTTCATCGTAAAAGAATCCTCTTGCAAAGGTGCGGAAAAAGCCGCGTGCAAGGTAAATTTATCGGCATTTTGTCGGGCGAAGTACCTAAAGCGGAGGCAAAGGTACGAATAAATACGGTCGGATGGACCGTCCGTCGGCAT